TGGCGCAGTTGGTAAGAACGCCGCTCTGGGCAACTTTGGTGGTAATGCCACCACTGGCCTTTCTACAATCAACCTCGTTGTTGGTGCAAATGGTGGTTCCCTTGCTAACACAGCTACTTTGGCGATGCGTATTGTCGATGTGGTTGGTGAAACTGCAACGGATAGCTATCCTGATTTGATCGTTAAGTTCAATGAGGGTGCCCACTCGTACCAATCCGCTACTGGCGTTTAAGGAGTCTGAATCATGGCTATTTCTCGTTCCCAACTACTTAAAGAACTCCTGCCGGGACTAAACGCCCTGTTTGGTATGGAGTACAAGCGTTACGGCGAAGAGCATAAGGAAATCTTTGAGACCGAATCCTCTGATCGTTCGTTTGAAGAAGAAACCAAGTTGTCTGGCTTTGGTGCCGCCCCGGTTAAATCCGAAGGTGCCGCTATTGCTTATGACAACGCTCAGGAAGCATGGACGGCTCGTTACACACACGAGACCATCGCCATGGGCTTCTCCATCACTGAAGAGGCGATGGAAGATAACTTGTACGACAGCTTGTCGTCTCGTTATACCAAGGCTCTGGCCCGTGCTATGGCTTACACCAAGCAAATCAAAGCCGCTACTATCCTGAACAAGGGTTTCACTGGTACTGGCAACCCCACCTACGGTGACGGCAAAGTTTTGTTTGCTACCGATCACCCCTTGGTTTCGGGTGGTACCAACTCCAACCGTCCTTCGACTGGTGCTGACCTTAACGAGACTTCTCTTGAAGCCGCCGTTATTCAGATTGCTGGCTGGACGGATGAGCGTGGTCTCTTGATCGCCGCTAAGCCCCGCAAGCTGATCGTTCCTCCCGCACTCCAGTTCGTTGCTACCCGTCTCCTTGAGACTGAGCTTCGTGTTGGTACGGCTGACAACGATCTCAACGCCATTAAATCAAATGGTGTTGTGCCTGAAGGCTACACCGTTAACAACTTCCTGACGGACACCAATGCATGGTTCCTCACCACGGATGTGCCTAACGGTCTGAAGCACTTTGTTCGTATGCCCATGAACACCTCCATGGACGGGGACTTCGATACGGGTAATGTTCGCTACAAAGCACGCGAGCGTTATTCCTTCGGCGTTTCTGATCCTCTGGGTGTTTACGGCTCGCCCGGTGCATCCTAAGCAGTAGAGAAAAGGGGGGTCACAAGCCCCCCTTTTTGCAGTAAAATTAATTGTCTAGGATTTTTACTCGTACCGACTGACCTAGCAGACTTTGTAGAGACGGTATGAGAATGTGCTACAACACGAAAGGAGCCTACAATGGCCTCAACGACCTTCTCTGGTCCAGTTACTTCCACTAACGGTTTTATCGGTGATGTAACAGGCGATATTTCTGGTGAAGTTACCGCCTCTGTTCTCGTTCTCCCCACTTCCACAGCCGCAGAACTTGGTGATATTGGTGATGCCATTAACACCACTGGAAAAGTTATCGGTAAAGCTGTTGTTGATCTTTCCGATGGCCTTATCTATGTTGCCACTGGCGTAGACGCAGATTCTGACTGGGTTGCTTCTGACGGTACGACATCCATCACGCCTGCTTAATTAGGAGGCTTTTATGAGCTTCGCAAGTGATATTCAGGCTACCACCCTGACAGATACGGGTACGGCAGTCGCAAGGCGTTCACGGTTAGCTGGTGTTAATGTTATTGCTACCGCTACAGCGGGTACTTTAACTTTTAGGGATGGCGGTGCCACTGGCACTGTAAAACTGACCTATAACACACCTGCCGCCGCTGGTGCCTATGATTTGCTAATACCTGATAACGGTATCGTGTTTGAAACAGACATGCATGTCACATTTAGTGACAACACCAATATAACGAGTGTTGTTGTTCTTTATGTGGGATAGATCATGGCTAAAGCTAAGGGCATGGGAATAAAAACTTCTGTGAAGTCGGGCAATTTTCGCCCGACCAAGCAGGGGGCTGGCATGACAAAAAAGGGCGTTGCCGCCTATCGTAAAGCCAACCCCGGTTCCAAACTTCAAACTGCGGTTACCGAAGATAAACCTACAGGCAAGCGTGCCGCTCGACGCAAGTCTTTTTGCGCTCGATCTGCTGGGCAGATGAAGCAGTTTCCAGAAGCCGCAAAAGATCCTAACAGCCGTCTTCGACAGGCTAGAAAACGGTGGAAGTGCTAAATGGAAATGATGCTGTGGAATATTGTGCTAAGCGCAATAGTGGGTGTTATGGGCTTTCTTCTTAAAGGTAAGTTCGATGAACTCAACCGCATTAGCATCTTGTTAAACAAGACACGAGAAGAAGTTGCCCGGGATCACATTACCCGTGCTGAAGTAAGACAGGATCTGGATAAGATCCGTGAGCATTTTGACGACGGCTTCAAGCGGTTGGAAGCCAAGATTGATTTACTGGCGCAAAGGAAATAAAAATGGAAATGAAGCAGAGTCCAATGTACAAAAAGCCCACCGAGGAGCAACGCAGGCGCATTAAAAAGGCTCGTGAAATGACTCGTGGTGGTATGGAAGGTCGTGAAGACATCTTCTCAAAAATATCTCCCGTTATGCGGAAGATGGCTCGTGATGACGAGGCACAGGGTAAAGAAATGATGCGTAAGATTCCCGAGCCTGTTAAGCGTTACGAAGCTGAAGAAGGCGCACCCCCCATGGGGCCGTACAAAAAAGGCGGTATGGTGAAGACTGCAAAGAAAACTAAGTCTCGTAGCAGTTGCGATGGTATTGCCAAAAAAGGTCGTACTAAAGGACGGATGGTCTAATGCCTGCCGTTTCTGACAAACAGAAAAGATTTATGCAGGCAGTAGCTAATAGCCCAGCTTTTGCACAAAAGGTAGGCGTTCCTCAAAAAGTCGGAAAGGAATTTACAATGAAAAAGTACCAAAAGGGTGGTATTTCGGAATACGGCGGTATGGAGAAGTACAAATCTAAAACTGCTATGAAGAAGCATGAAAAGGTTGAGTCTCCTTCTGAGGAAAAGATGGAGAAGAAAATGGGCAAAAACATGGCCCGAGCCACGATGCAAAAGGTTGCTTCTAAGAGTAAAACTAAAAAGATGGTTAAACCCAAAGGCAAGACGGTCAAGATGGCTATGGGTGGAAAGGCCTGCTAAATGCGTTCCTCTCGCGGCATGGGGGCTGTGAACCCTAAAGTACTTAAAGCCATTGGCATGAAAGCAGGTGGCAAGGTTAAGTCGCGTGTGAACGAAGCGGGAAATTACACCAAGCCGGGTATGCGCAAAAGCCTGTTTGAGAAAATCAAAGCGGGTGGAAAAGGCGGCAACCCGGGGCAGTGGTCAGCCCGTAAAGCACAGATGTTGGCGTTGCAGTATAAGAAGAAAGGCGGTGGTTATCGTGGCTAGACTGGTACCTAAATCCAATTGGATCTCCAGCGCAATCAAGAAACCCGGTGCGCTACGAAAATCACTTGGTGTTAAAGAGGGCCAAAAGATTCCAGCTAAGAAATTAGCCTCTGCCGCTAAAAAACCGGGCAAAATGGGCCAGCGTGCCCGTCTTGCTCAAACGCTTAAAAAGATGAAATGAAGAAGCCCCAGCAGAGTTTAAAGGCATGGACCCAACAAAAATGGCGAACTAAAAGTGGAAAGCCATCTACACAGGGACCGAAGGCTACTGGTGAGCGTTATTTACCAGAATCAGCCATTAACTCGCTATCTGCCGCCGAATATGCGGCTACTACAAGGGCAAAACGGGATCGTAAAGCTAAGGGTAAGCAGTTCGTCGCCCAACCTACGCGAATTGCAAAGAAAACAGCGAGGTTTCGATGACGACGAGCGGCTCCACTAGCTTTAACATGGAATTTACCGAGATCGCCGAAGAGGCGTGGGAGCGTGCTGGGCGTGAGATGCGTTCTGGCTATGACCTACGAACTGCACGGCGGTCGATGAATTTATTGACCATTGAATGGGCAAACCGTGGCATCAACATGTGGACAATTGAGGAAGGCTCGATTGCACTTAACAACGGGCAAGCCACTTACGATCTTCCGCTTGATACCATTGACTTGCTAGAACATGTTGTCAGGACAGGTACTGGAGAGAACCAGCAAGATCTTTCTATTTCACGAATTTCTGTTGCCAACTACGCAACGATTCCTACAAAGAATGCACCGGGTAGGCCGATTCAAGTCTGGATGCAACGACTTTCTGGGCAAACTTATCCAGCTACAAGCGGATATGAGCCTTCTGATACGGCAAATCCACGGGTAACTTTGTGGCCTGTACCCGATCAAGACAACTTTTACACCTTTGTTTACTGGCGTATGCGCCGTATTCAGAATACGGGTGATGGTATTAGCACAGCAGACATGCCGTTTCGTTTTTATCCCTGTCTTGTTGCTGGATTGGCGTACTACATTGCCATGAAAGTGCCGGAACTGGCTGAGCGTATACAAATGCTTAAGGCTGTGTACGACGAACAATTTAATTTAGCCGCTGGCGAGGACAGAGAAAAAGCCTCCGAGCGGTTTGTCCCCCGCATCTACACACCGAATTAGCATGGGAAATAAGTTCACCTCCGGCAAAATAGCGATTGCAGACTGTGATCGCTGTGGGCAACAGTTCCAGTTAAAGAAACTTAAAGCATTGGTGATTCGCACGAAAATCACCAATATCATGGTGTGCCCCCAGTGTTGGGAACCTGACCATCCACAAAATATGCAGGGTATGTACCCGGTGTATGACCCACAAGCGTTACGAGATCCACGCCCTGACTTGTTAATGTATCCAAATTCACCGTCTCGTGGTATTCAATGGGGCTGGAATCCGGTAGGATTCAACAATGTTCTTCAATTACCCATACCTGATAACTTAGAAGCACAGGGTGGGGTGGGTAATGTAACCGTAACAACTTCTTAGGAGTTTTATGATGCAATACAAACAACCCCAAAAAGTACCCGTACCTAACACCGCAGGCTATCCCAATAATGTCCCTAATACTCAAACTGTTAAGACCCGTGGCACGGGTTCAGCGACGAAGGGCACGAAGTCTTCTAAAAAATTGGGGTAAACCGTGAACTACACGGAACTAAAAGCCAACATACAAGAGATCTGCGAAAACGAGTTTGACGCAGATCAATTGGCCCTGTTTACGGAACAGGCAGAGCAAAAGATTTATTCGTCAATTGACTTGCCTGCACAGCGGTTTAACAGTACGGGTAACTTAACTGCATCTAATAAATACTTGGCTATGCCGTCTGGTATGTTGTACACCTATTCGTTGGCTGTCATTGACAGTGGTGACTATTACTATCTGCTTAACAAAGATGTGAACTTTATTCGGGAAGCCTACCCTTCCGCTACTTATGAGGGACGCCCCCAGCACTACGCTATTTTTGACAAAGACACAATGATTGTTGGGCCTACGCCGGATAGTGCGTATACAGTAGAGATCCACTACAGTGCTTACCCTGAGTCTATCGTGACCGCAGGTACAACTTGGCTTGGTGATAACTTTGATTCTGCCCTCCTGAACGGTGCCCTGATCGAGGCCATTCGCTTTATGAAGGGTGAGCCTGACATTATTGCTAATTATGAGAAACTGTACCTCCAATCCATCACCTTGTTGAAGAACCTCAGTGATGGTAAATTGCGTCAGGATATGTACCGTGATGGTCAGCCAAAAATAAAGGTGTCGTAAATGCTGGCATATTTAGATAAAATTCAAGTAGCAACCACAGAAAATCGTGGATTTTTGCCAGAAGAACTCGCCCAACGGGTTGCGGATAAAATTATTTCGGTCGGTGACCAATCACACCCTGTTATTAGAGAACAGGCGCGAGCGTTCAAGGAACAGATTGCAAATGTAGTTGCTTTCTACTTGAAAGAAGCCGTGATCCAAGATCGGGTCACTATTGCTAACCGCTTGCGAGATGCGGGATACCCCGACCTCGTTCATATTTTGGAGAAATAAAATGGCCTTTTCCGGTAACTTTCTTTGCACCAGCTTTAAACAAGAAATACTTGAAGCTGTCCACGATTTTCGTGCTTCCGGTGGAGATACTTTTAAGTTGGCTTTATACGACAACAGTGCCTCATTTACTGCCGCTACGACTGCTTATACGGCTACAAATGAAGTTGGTAATTCGGGTACTTATGCGGCTGGTGGTGGTACGCTGACCAATGTAAACCCAACAACTTCTAGCACAACGGCGTATACAGACTTTGATGATCTTTCGTTTACTTCAGCGACGATTACAGCCTACGGTGCCCTGATTTACAACTCGACTCCCACGCATACATACACTAATCCTACGGTTTGTGTTTTGGATTTTGGCGGTGCAAAGACCTCAACCAACGGTACTTTCACTATCATCTTCCCAACCGCAGACGCTTCAACCGCGATCATTCGTATCGCCTAAGAGGATTAAATGGCTGACGCTCGTGTAGCCTTCCAAGGCTGGGGCGCTTCCGGTGTTGCTTGGGGTGAAGATCCGTGGGGTCAAAGCCTCGGTCTTGATATACCTGCTACTGGAGCCGTCGGTTCTGTACAAGTTACAGGTTCCGCAAGTATCACGCTTACGGGTGTTGCCGCTACAGCGAGTGTTGGTTCAGTTCAAGTTACAGCCTCATCAGATGCAGATGTTACAGGTCTATCAGCCACAACTTCTGTAGGCTCTGTTCAGATTGTAGGTACGGCTGATGTTTTACCAACAGGTGTTCAAGCTACTGGTGAGATTGGAAGTGTCAATGTCGCAGTCAATGTAGATGTAGAGCTAACGGGTGTTACAGCTACAGCAAGCGTTGGATCTGTTGATGTTGGATCTAGTGTTGATGTTTCTGTTACTGGAGTTCAGGCTACAGCAAGTGTAGGAACGGTTGTTGTCGATACAGAAACAGATGTAGATGTTACGGGGCTTGAAGCCACAGGAGCGGTTGGATCAGTTACAATTGCCGCAAATGCCGATGTTTATTTAGAGGGCGTAGAAGCCACATCGGAGGTAGGATTTGTAAATGTTGCGGCTAATTCCAGCGTTTTTGTTACCGGAGTTGAAGGCACTGCTGAAGTTGGTGAAGTTACAGCCAATGCAGGATCTGATGTTGATGTCACAGGTTTTGTAGCAACTACGGCTGTTGGTAGCGTCCAAGTTCAAGTAGTTGCAAACATAAATGTTGTAGTTGTTGGAGTTAGTGCAGTAGGTTCAGTTGGTAATGTGCTTGTTTGGGGGGCAATAAATGATAACCAAAACCCAAATTGGCAGAGTATAAATGATAACCAAAACCCAAATTGGCAGAGTATAAATGATTCTCAAGACCCTATTTGGGTACCCATAGCGGCATAGAGGTGAAATTATGGCGACACAATACACAAGTCTTTTAGGTTTTGCACTACCAACTACCGGGGAGCTTGACGGTACTTGGGGGGATGTAGTTAACCAAAACATTACTGAACTGGTAGAAGATTCGATTGCGGCGACTGCCACCGCTTCTGTCACTTCAGGGGATTGGACACTTTCTACAACCGGATCTGGTGCAACTAATGAAGCACGATGCGCCATTTTAATTCCTACGGGAACACCGGGTACATCAAGAAATGTTGTTGCTCCAAGCCAATCTAAAGCCTATGTTGTTATTAACCAGTCCGATGCGGCGGTTGTTGTTAAAGGCTCAGCTACTACAGGTGTAACAATTTCTGCTGGTGCAAAAGCAGTTGTAGCTTGGAATGGATCCGATTTTGTAACTGTGGCTTCTAGCGAAGTTGATGGTGTTTCCACTATTAGCTTTGGAACTACAGGATTAACACCCAATTCAGCTACTTCTGGGGCGGTAACCGTATCGGGCACGCTGGCAGTAGCTAGTGGTGGAACAGGACAAACTACCTATACCGATGGGCAGTTGCTTATTGGTAACACGACTGGTAATACGCTTGCTAAGGCTACGCTAACAGCAGGTACAGGAATTTCCGTAACCAACGGATCGGGTAGCATAACCGTTACAAACAGCGCACCAGATCAAACAGTAACCCTGACTGCTGGTACAGGGGTTTCAATCAGCGGAACTTATCCTAGCTTTACAGTTAGCGGAAACTACTCAGCAGGTTCGGGTTTAGATCTTACGGGCGCCGCATTTAGTATTGCGTCAAACCCCACGCTTAACGGCGTAACGCTATCTGGCAATATGGATGCCGCTGATTATCTTATTACTAAGCCCACGCTGAAAGACTATGCGGTTGAAGGTTCTGCAATTGGTAATACGGGGGCATCTCGGACTTTTGACCTTACAACAGCAAACTTCTTTAGTGCCACCCTTGATCAAGCCTCAACATTTACATTTAGTAATCCCCCAGCCTCGGGTGATTTTGGAACCTTTGTATTGGAATTGACAAACGGCGGTGCATTCGTAATTACATGGCCTGCCTCAGTTGACTGGGTGGGTGGAGCCGCACCTACATTGACTTCTTCTGGTGTAGATCAGTTAGTCTTTACGACAAGAGATGGTGGTACTACCTATTTTGGGTTTGTTGCTGGTCTTGACATTAAATAACCGAAAGGAAAAATAATGGCAGATCTAACAAACATGTTGCAAGCGGCGGCTGGCGGTAGTACAGGAGCTTGGGATATTTCAACCGCTGTCTATAACGCCGCACCAGTAAACTGGATAAATGCGGGCGCTAGAGCATCGTCAGTATTTTTTAATCCTGACGGCGATGAGCTTTATTACATAGCTTCTGATTTTGATAGTGTTTATACCCGTGGTATAGCTTCCCCTTGGTATTTGGGTGGTGGAACTACTACCGCTGTTAGAACCTTTTCTGTAGCCTCCGAAGATACTAGCCCAGTTGCTGTGGTTTTCAAAACTGACGGGTTAAAAATGTATGTTCTCGGCACTCTTAATGATGCTGTTTACCAATATGATTTAACAACAGCTTACGATACTTCAACCGCAAGCTATATACAAAGTTTTTCTGTAGCCTCCCAAGATACTGCTCCAGTGGCTGTATTTTTTAAATCAGATGGTACCAGTATGTATATAATTGGCACCACTAGTGACGCTGTTTATCAATACAATTTATCAACTGCTTGGGATATATCTACTGCTTCCTATTCTACAAGTAAAAGTGTCTCAACTGAAACAACTTTTCCTACTAAATTGTATTTCAGATCTGATGGGCTAAAGATGTATGTTTCTGGTAGCAGTATGTATGTATACGAATACACACTTGGAACAGCTTGGAGTCTATCTACTGCTTCATATGTACAAAGTTATCAAGCCCCAACTACTTTTATTTCCACTATAGACGCTCTTTATTTTAAACCTGATGGAACCGTGATGTTTCTTGGGGGTTTTAATCAAGGTCGTTTTATATCTATTGATCTAGCCACTGCTTGGGATCTTTCAACGGCTAGTTTTACATTTCCATCAGATGATTATTTTCTTGTAACTTCTGAAGAGGCTAATCCAAAAGCTCTATTCTTTAAACCAGATGGCACTAAGATGTATATTATGGGAACCACTGGTGACGATGTTAATGAATATGATTTATCAACTGCTTGGAATGTTGCAACTGCAAGTTATTTACAAGTATTTTCTGTAGCCGCCCAAGAGCTTACTCCACAAGGTCTATTCTTTAAACCGGATGGCACTAAGATGTATGTTTGTGGTGGATCAGGCGACGATGTTAATGAATATGATTTATCAACTCCTTGGGATGTATCAACCGCAAGCTACTTACAGAGATTTTCTGTATCCACCCAAGAGATTAATCCACAAGCTGTGTTTTTTAGTCCTGATGGCACTAATATGTATGTTATGGGGTCAGCCGGGGATGATGTTAACCAATACAGTCTAGGAACGGCTTGGAATGTTGCAACTGCAAGTTATGTACGAGTATTTTCTGTAGCCGCTCAAGAGACTAGCCCACTGGGATTATTCTTTAAACCAGATGGTACTAAGATGTATGTTTCTGGAACCACTAGTGACGCTGTTTATCAATACAATTTATCAACTGCTTGGGATATATCTACTGCAAGTTATTTACAAACCTTTTCTGTAGCCGCTCAAGAGTTTCAACCAGAGGATGTATTCTTTAAACCAGATGGGTTAAAAATGTATATTATGGGTGGATCTACTGACGCTGTTTACGCTTACGATTTAGGATAAGGAGCTATAAAAATGTTCGTGAAAATCACAAACGGGCAGGTTGAGAAGGCGCCATATACAATAGGTGACCTTCGTAAAGACAACCCACACAAGTCTTTTCCAAAAGATATTCCAACTTCTGTGTTAGAAGAACATGGAGTTTTTGCTATAAAAGAAACCGTATCACCAGTAGTAGACAAGAAAACACACACCTATTCGTGGGAAGCGCAATCTGTAAACGGCGTATGGACACAGGTATGGTCTACCCAAGAATTAGCAGAAGAAGTGGCAAGCAGTAATGTGCGTAATGAAAGAAATCGTTTGTTGACTAAATCAGACTGGACGCAAGGTAAAGACATATCTGATAGTGTGTCTACAGCTTGGGCAACATACCGACAAACATTACGAGATATTCCAACGCAAGATGGCTTCCCATATTCAGTTATTTGGCCCGAAGTTCCGAATTAAGTAGTACTTAAACTTAGGGTGTAATAGTGGACCCAATTACAATTCTTGCGGCTTGTACAGCAGTATGGAACGGCCTAAAGCAAGCCTCTGAGTTCGCTCAGGAGGCCGAGGGAGTATTTGGTCAACTGGGAAAGTACATTGGTTTAGCCGACCAGCTTGAGCAACACATTACCGACGCCAAGAACAAGCCGCAGAAGCCCAAGCTGTTTAAGAAGTTAGAGTTCGGCAACGATACGCAGGAAGCCTTCAATGTCTTTGAGGCAGAACACAAGCTGATGCAGATGGAGAAGGAAATACGCCATGAGTTCTTATATGGTGCATTTGCGGATCTTGAAGGCGGCTACGGGTCGATGGACGGGTACCGTAAGTTTTGTGAAATGCGCCGCAAGATCAGGGCAGACCGTATCCGCATGAAGCAAGAGCAGGAAATGATGGAAGCTGAGTTCTGGCATCGAGTGCAGGTTTGGGGCGGTGGTTCGGTGGTTGTGGTCCTTGGCCTGCTGATCATGTACATCGCTATTGACTTTATCTTTAGGTACTCGAAATGACGGTTTACTTCTTACTGGTTGTGTTCTTTCAAGACGGCGTAGGCATTGAGTCCCACTCTAATAAAGCCGATTGTGAAATTCGTAGGCAGGTCATTAAGGTTGACCACCCGGGTTTAAGCACCAAGTGTATTCGTATGGAGGTAAAACAAAGTGTTTAAGGATCTAACCACTGAGCAGATTGAAGTTCGGGTCTGGGCGGCTATCGTTCTCACGCTGGCAGGCATTCTCCTTATTTCCGTTATCTGTATCTTGTTAGCTGTGATGTTTGTTGACCAAGATATGGACAAGATTGCCCCTGTCGATGAAGCCTTCCTTGGCATCATGAAAGATATTATGTTGCTCTGCATCGGAGCGGTCGGAGGAATAGTTGGACGCAAAGGTGCTTATGCCGCCGCTAATAAAATTAAGGAGTCTGAGCAATGATGGATGTTCTGAGTGGGTTGCTTAAATCTGCGGCCCCTGCACTAGCCACTGCGGTTGCTGGCCCTCTCGGTCCTGTGGCTCTTAAAGCGATCTCAGGCAAACTGGGTGTCGAGGAGTCGGTCGAGGCTGTTACCCAACACCTTCAGGCAAACCCAATGGATGCGGAGAAGCTGGCTGAGATTGATGTCAAGAAGCTGGAAATGGAGCTTAAAGACAGACAAGACGCCCGTAACCGTGAGATTCAACTGGCAACCAACGACAAAGTGCCATATATAAATAAGATCGTTACGCCCGTTTTGGCATTGGGTGTGGTGGCCTTGTCCTTCGTTCTGTTTGCTGTTCTTATATTTGTTGAAGTGACTCCTGAAGCCAAAGATATTTTGATTTATATACTTGGAGTGCTGTCTGCCGCAGTGACGCAGATTCTTAGTTACTACTTTGGGTCGAGCCAAGGCTCGAAAGATAAATCCGCAGAAATAAAGGCGCTTGCAAAATGAACCTGACCAAAAACTTTACCCTTTCCGAGATGATCAAGTCCGAGACTGCCTTACGGTTTGGCATGGCAAACGACCCATCGGAAACAGAAATCGAGAACCTGCGTGTCTTGTGTGAAGAAGTTCTCCAGAAGGTGCGTGATTACTACGGTATGGGCGTCAAGGTGAACTCGGGATTCCGACATCCTTTAGTTAATGCCAAGGTGGGTGGCAGTACCACATCGGACCATTGCAAGGGGTTTGCCGCCGATATTGAGATCCCCGGTGTTGCTAACGCCGATTTAGCCCAGTGGATTGCTGATAACTGTGAGTTTCGCCAGTTAATTCTTGAGTTCTATACCCCCGGTATTCCTGATTCAGGCTGGGTGCATGTCAGCTACAACCCGGCAGACAACAAAAAGCAGGTACTGACAGCAACGAAAAAAGATGGTAAAACAGTGTATCTTGAGGGGTTAGTCGCATGAAAACACTTTTTGAAGCCCAAAAAATCGACGGTGTAAAATACCCACAGTACGAAGTTGAGGTGTTATGCGCCAACTGTGAGGATCCTGTTAGCGAGGAAGAGAAGTCTACAGGAACCTGTACAAACTGTAATCAACCTTGGGATGAAAAACAAAACCTAGCTATATGGGTTACATCCACTCCAGCGGCAGGTGCAAAAAGTTGGGGTACTTAAATGCCACTCAAGAAGATCTTACTCAAACCCGGAGTTAACCGAGAAAACACCCGCTACACTACAGAGGGTGGTTGGTACGACTGCGACAAGATTCGTTTTCGTCAAGGTACGCCGGAAAAAATAGGTGGTTGGCAACGCATATCTAACAGTACTTTTTTAGGTGTGTGCCGATCCCTATGGAATTGGGTAACGCTTGGGGGGCAAAAGCTAATAGGGGTAGGAACAAATTTAGGTTTCTATATTGAGAGTGGTGGTGAGTACAACAACATCACCCCAATACGGGACACCGCTATCCTTACAGACCCTTTTGAAACCTTTAATGGTTCATCAATCGTAGAAGTAACCGATGCTGGTGGTGGCTATATAGACGGTGATTTTGTTACCTTTTATGGGGCCACAGCCGTTGGTGGTGTGACGGTTGACGGGGAATACCAGATAACAATTAGTGGTGCTACCACTTACACAATTGATGTAGGCACGGCGGCGACTTCAGATGCTACGGGTGGTGGCACGGTGAGCGCTGTATACCAAATAAATATTGGTGCCAGTGCGCAAGTGCCCGTCTTAGGTTGGGGTGCTGGCTCATGGAGTTATGGAACTTGGGGGGTAGGCACTACATCATCCTCAAGCATACGACTATGGAGTCAAAGTAATTTTGGAGAAGATCTAATTTTTGGTTACCGTGGGGGGCCAATATATTATTGGGATGCTTCTTTGGGTTATCGAACGCTTTCAAGCCCCACCGTAACAATTACGATTGCTTCTCCGGCTGTTGTTTCGTCTACGATCCCTTTGCTTGACGGTACACCCATAAGAATTAAAACAACGGGAGCTTTACCCACAGGGTTATCTGAAGGGGTTGAGTACTTTGTTATTAATTCTGTAGGAACAACTTTTAACCTATCTGCAACCGCTGGGGGCAGTGCCATTAATACTTCTGGCACTCAGTCGGGCATACATTCACTGTTTTCAAACGCCGTAGATTTGGCAAGTTACGGAGACGGTTCAGGCATTCCAACCGTGCAGAACTATGTTCTTACCTCTGACATCAATCGGTTTGTGTTTGCTTTTGGAACAAACAATATCGGTGAAGCTGTACTAGATCCTATGTTGGTTAGGTGGTGTGATCAAGAAGATCCGTTTAACTGGACACCAGCGGCTACCAATCAAGCGGGTAGTTTAAGATTTTCTCGTGGATCTGAGATTGTTACCGCAGTTCAAGCACGCCAAGAGATGCTTGTTTGGACCGATGCCGCTCTTTATTCGCTTCAGTATGTAGGGGCACCCGCTGTATGGGCGGCTCAGTTGGTTGGAGAGAACATTTCAATCATCAGCCAAAATTCTGCCGTATACGCCAACGGTGTGTCTTATTGGATGGGTAAAGATAAGTTTTATAAATACGATGGTAGAACTCAGACCCTGCGTTGTGATTTACGCCAATACATCTTTAACAACTTTAACCACCTTCAGACCGATCAGATTTTTGGTGGGACTGTTGAGTCCTTTAATGAAGTTTGGTGGTTCTATTGCTCCGCAGATTCAGACACCATAGACCGATATGTGGTCTACAACTACCTTGAAGACATTTGGTACTTCGGCACAATGGAGCGAACTGCGTGGGTAGATTTGGGGACACTTGACTATCCAGTAGCCGCTACATACGAAAACAACTTAGTAGCACATGAAACAGGAAATGACGATCAAGTTGGACTAGATCCATTGCCGATCACAGCTTATATAACATCTTCGCAATTTGACCTTGAAGACGGGGATAAGTTTGCGTTTATCTGGAGGGTTCTGCCAGATGTGACCTTTAGGGGTTCGGATGCTGAAAGCCCCAGTATGACCATGTACTTGTTGCCATTGAAGAACTCTGGCTCCGGGTATTCGGTTAACAAAGAGGTTAACGCTAACCATTCTGTAGCAAACGAAAGCGATAAGACGGTAACACGAGTAGCCACATTGCCGATTGAAGAGTTTACTGGGCAGATTTATACCCGAGTGCGTGGTCGTCAGTTGGCGATGAAGGTTGAGTCTACTGCGCTAGGGGTGGCTTGGCAGTTAGGTGCCCCACGGCTGGATATGCGACCGGATGGGCGTCGGTAATGGCACTTGAAAACTTCAAAGCCCCAGCCCTTCCGTACCCCGGCCCGGAGTATGACCGGGAATACATTAACCAATTGCTTAGCGTATTGCGTATTTACTTTAACTATTTAGACTCGGATACGCCCAACAAGGCTTATTCTTATCGGGCCGACTACTTTTACGGCGGGCAGTTTATAGGTGATGGGTTTGGTTTTAAGTTACCCCATATTGCCGCATCCGATTCGACAGATCAGTATGCTACTGGCAACAACACGCCTACGATTGTGACTTGGGACACACTTGAGTCTAGTAGTGGATGGACACTTGCTTCCAATGCGGGAACTGCGCAATACGCCGGGGTGTATACAATCAGATACAGTTTGCAGTTTGTCAATACGGAAAACTCTGCACATGATGCTACTGTTTGGCTTAAAGTCAACGGCTCAGATGTCGCTAACTCAGCTACTATTTTTACAATTCCAGCCCGTAAGAGTGCTGGCGTTCCGTCTTATGTTTGCGGTTACTCCGAAGCTACTTTTACTGTAGATGCAGGGGATGAAATCGAGTTATACTGGGCAACCGATCTAGCCTACGACCCCGTTGGGCCTGTAGATGGTGTTTATATATTTCACGACGCTGTCCAGACTTCTCCTTACAATAGACCCGCTATCCCGTCAGCCATTGGCTCAATAACCTTTGTCTCTGCACTACCCTAATTAACATGCCTACAGACAGCTCCAAAAAACAACTCGGTATATCTGAAGTTATTGTTGCGGCAATACAAGAGCAGAAGGTGCCACAAAAATTGGCAGGGCCGCACATGCTTAGCATTATCAAAGAGGCTAGTATGCCCGGTGCAGATGTTCGTCAGTTTGGGAACACCGTGTTTATTACGCATATTAAAGAACGAGAAGGGGAAGTTTTTGCTTTTGGGCGCCCCCTTAATGCGGATACTGCTAGAAATTACCTAAAAAATGTCGAAGAGTATGTCAAATTTTTAGTAAAAGAAAAGTTAGTAAAGTACTTCATTACTTACTACAAAGACTATCGACTTAACAGTGTAGTTAAGTATCTTCAACTACCTAAAGTTCAACAGCGAATCGGCGCTAAACTCAAGATTAAAACTAAAGAAGCAAAGGATAAAACCGCTGTAGGGGTGGAAGTCGAGGAACAAAATGGCTGATGTAGTTGAAGATGTTTTTGACCTCGGTGGGGACATCATTGGAGATGTTTTAGACCTTGGTGGGGA